ACCTGCAAGGTTTAATGTACCTGTGCCTGATGTTGTACTTGTTTCTCTTACTCTATCATTTATTACTAAAGCCATTTACTCTCCTATTAACTCATGCTTATAATAGCATTAGCAGGTGTTGATGGATCAGGGTAAGTAATTTTAAATGTGCCATTAGTACAAGTTTTGTCTCCGCCAAAATCTAATACTACACATAATTTATCTCCTTGATCATCATTATAAATAGCTGCAAACGCTGCTGTAAAAGTTGCGCTCGACCAAGTTGAATCTCCAAAGTCAACTGTAGCAACAGCTGTTGAAGATGCAACCGCTTGAGAACTTAAAGCTTGTCTCGTATAGTTACTTCCTCCACCTGTGCTGACTTCATTAGTTGCAGAGACTACTGTGCTTGATGTTGTATAAACAGAACCAATTGATCCTGTGTACAAAGCTATTTTAAATCCATCCCCACCACTCGCAAAGTTATGTGTTCCTGAGAACAACTCTCCACGGAATGCGTTAGGTATTAAGTTCGCCATATTTTATCTCCTTAGTATTCTGATGGAAATGGTGATTTAAGAGGTGTACGAATAACTCCATCTTGATATTCGTCCCGGCGTCTACGACCTTGTTGTTCAATCGCATACGTTTGTAAAGCTTCCTTATAAGCTCCTGAATAGTATTGTATCATATCTGTCGGACCTTTCAAGTACCCATATGCATTGACCAAAGCTGCATACAAAAGCAAGTCTTGATATTTGTTTGACAGATATGTACCTGTAGTGCTTACTGAAGTATCAGTTAAACTAGTTGGCTGTTTAACATAAGCCATGGTAATTTCATATTGTGCGTTTGGTGTAGGTGCTACAACCCAAAAATTAGCGTCCCAATTAGCGTAGTATTTAGGTATACCCTCAGCTGTGCTTGGTGTATCGTAATAAGTTGCCATATAAGAGGGGTCTTTTTTTTCTAAAAATGTCTGAGTATTTGGATTTACATTTGTATTTTTTAATTGAATATATCTAATAACTCTTAAATCAGACGGAATAGTTACATATCTATTACCTGTAATTAGAGTCGATGTAGCATAGAATCTGTTATCATCAGAATCAGCTTCTCTATATATTTTATTTTCTGCGTTCACAATAAATGTGTTTACAATTGCATCAGTTAAAACTGTGCTATCTACTTCTGTATAGTTTCTAATATCTGTTTGTAAGTTTGAAAGTGTGTATGCCATAATTAAGGTCTTTCGTTAAGTGGTCCAACAAAACAATTAAACCCTCCTCCTGTTTCACTTCCTGTAGCCGCACTTGGAAGCGTTATTGTAAAACTATTATATTCGTAAACTGTTGTGTTAGCATCATTTACATACGATGTTTCAATTAAAGATGCAACTTTAAATGAACCAAACACTGTTGAACCTGATGGATGAGCAACGGCTGTAGTTTTAGTTAATGTCTTACCACGGTACGGAACTGATGTTGCTCTTGTACAACCTGTTAAATCACTTCCTGATATTCCTGTGTATTCAATAACTTCATTTTGAAAAGAACCATAACTTGCAGATGTAGAATCTGTATTTACAGATTCAATCATAATAAAACCTGATGTTGGAAAATTTGTAGTGCTTGTTAAAGATATAGTAGTATCACTTGCAGTTACGGCTGCACTTAATGTAGTTTGTAATTGTAAAGCATCAACAGATACTCCTCCTACAGGAAACTTAACATCACTAAATCTTACTTGGTCATTTACTTGTAAACCACTATTAAAAAATGAAACTGTAAGTGTTGTGTTAGATGCAGTTGTAAATGGATCGTTTGGTAATATATCATCTGTTGCAGGTTCAACTCTAGCAGGTCTTACAAAATTTAATGCTTGTGGATCTGCTGTAAAAGGTCTTGGTTGAAGTTGTGGTTGTTTTTTTTCAAACTCTGAAATATGTACCCATGCTCCATTCCATTCTCTAACCATTTCAGTATATGGGAACGCAAGTCCCGATCTATCTGATATTGATAAAGCAAATCTTCCTTGTGCAAATTTAGCCATTGTTAACTCGCCGTTGGGTAATAAGTTTTAGGAGATATGAATGCACTTGTAGGTGACCCATCTTCTGCAAGAGCTCTAGACAATTCATCCTCGTATAATAATTTTAATTGTTGCACTCTTTCAAGTGCCCATTTTTGTGCTAGATAATATGCTAAACCTGAAACCATACATGGTACAAATCTGTTTGGTATATCTCCAACATTGTCATATGCACCTGCATCAGTAATTCTTTTTACAAAATTTATATAAATATAATTACCTGCTGCCGATGAATCAGGTGTTTGATATAAAGTCATAGTAGTTTTATCAATAAATCTTTGAACCCAAAATTGTGATGGAGTTCCTTGTGCTGTTTTATTTGAAAAAGCTGTGTATGTTGATCTGTCAACTTTTGTTAATGGTGAATCTGATTGATTAGAGTTATTATAATTTTGTCTATAACTTGCTTCTAAGATATCGGCTAAACCATATGTGGATGTTGTGCTAGTTCCACCTGCTGTAGTTGAACTTGCGCCATCTGCCGTTGATCTATAAAAAGTATATTCTGCTTGTCCTTGAACTAAAAGAACATTTGTGTTTCCAACTTCCCAATAATGAATACCTCTGTTTCCCCATTCTTGAAATAAAATATTTAAAGACCTTCTAGCAGTTTTTAATTGATAACCTGTAATACCTTGAACACCACATCTTTCATATGCATCTTCAATTACCTCATCGATTGTAAATGTAGATTCAAAAGTTGCTTGGTTTGAAATTGATCCTGCTGCAGGAGTAAAAGCTGTTGCTCCCATTCCAGCGTGTGCTGTGCAATAATAATATAAAGTTGGAGCATATGTTGCAACTACAATTGTAGTTTTACCATCTGTTCCTGGAGTTCCTGTAACCGTTACACCAGTTGTATAAGGTGCAGCTGGTGAATTATTTGCACTAGTAGAAAAAGCAAGAAAGTGTGTACCATTGGTACTGTCTGACTGATCAAAGATATATGTATTACCTTCAACTAAATTTAAATCAGGACTTACGGCACCATTGATATAAAACTTATTACCTGTTCCGTATTGGTTAGTCCCTGAAGCTACAGTGACTGTATAAGTAATAGTGGCCATTAGACTACGCTCCCGTAATCGTTACCGTAACGCTTCCACTTGCTCCAGCTAAATTAAATACAATTCCATCTTTAAATAAAATACCTGAACCAGGGACATATACTTCTAATCCTTCAGTTCCATATTTATAAGTAGCTACTAAATTACCTGCAGCGGCAGCACCTGCTGTTGCACAGTCATGTAATTTTAAAACTGAACTTGCTATTCCTTTTCCTTGAATAGAAGTAATTCTAGCTCTACCTGCTCGTGATAAAGTATCAGAACCTATAGTATCCATAAGTAAGGTTGTTTGATCACTTGAATATGATGTTGACATTTTTTCTCCTATTAAATTAAAGGTGCTCCCGAAGGAGCACCTAATTAATTATTATGCGCTTACGCCAGTTCCAGCCACTCTAGATTGGAATGTGTTGAAATAATCACATACTAAATGATTAGCAACTGTTCCTTTATGTGCACCCATAATATTGAGTTCTAACGCAATATCATCTGGTACAGTTGTAGCTGCTTGTACTCCAACAGGATTTCCGTTTAAGTACAATTTGAATTGGTTTGCAGTAACACCTAACTCACTTCCAGCTGGTTGATAAGCAAAACCTAATCTAACTGAGTTAGTTGGTTTAGCTTGTACTGTAGCTGTTTGTGTAGGTACAGTAGAATCTAACATAGCAAAAGTAGATCCACCTGCTGACTCTAACATATCAAAAGATACACCTGCTCCATTTTTTCTAGAAACGAATTGAATTGAAGTTGTATCTTGTAGGTGTGAGAATCCAATACCATCAGTTGGTAAAGTATCAGAATCTGCATAACCATTTAAAGCGAATCCAACCCAAGTGTTTAACTCAGTTACGTCAGTTATCGCAATGCTAGTTTCGAACCACCATTTTTGGTTTGCATTGAATTGCCAAACCTGTGGTCCTGCAATACCTTGAACCTCACCAGCAGCAGGAGCATTATCTCCTTGTCTTAACCATCCACCAGCATATTCTGCTAATTGAAAATCAGATCCACCTGTTGATGTTTGTGTCCAATCTTCATCATTGTAAATTTGCCAGTCGTTTTGGTACGCTTGTTCTTGTTCGTATCCACCTGTAATAAGAGGTTGTTTGATTCCACTAAATACAGAAGAACCTCCATCTTTTCCTACTACGTTAGTAACTCCATTTTTAAAATGTGTTGTCATATAATCAGCGCCTCCATGCGCCAGTTATTCTTACTAAGAAAAGAATAACCAATTTATGAATTAATTATCTTAGTATTTCTTTTATACAACAGTTTTATATTGAGTGCAAGAGAGCCTACAGTGTGGATGATGTTTTTCCAACGATGTAGCTTTTTATTAAGTAGCTACAGAAACTTGAGGAGCAGCGTCTTCTACCTTATTTTGCAAATGCTCTTTTTTAGCTTCTGCAAGTTTTATATGGCTAATGACTTCTCTAACTTTTCGGTCAATCTTAACCATGTTGAGAGTATATCTACCCTCTTTAAGGTGTTCCTGCTCCCACTCCAGATCCAGACCCTTCTTCTTCGTGTACAGGTCGCCTAGGTGTTGCATTATCGCCTCCATTGATAACCTCCTCATAGGTTATTCTTTTTACTCTTGGATCATGCATTTCTCCAAGATAATCCCATTTTATATCACCTTTTCCTAGTTTGTCAATGATAGCATTTTCTATGTCTAATGGGGCATCGATGCAGTTTACTATGAAATCTGCATAATGTTTATAAGCGAATATTTGAACTCTGAAGTTTTTGGGGTGCATTTTTCCTTTCTATTTTATGATTGAGGCGGGATTGTGTCCCGCCTCAAAAAATTATTTATTAAGCACCTGGTGATGCAAAAATACCTCTAGGGTCAGATACACCAAATACGTATCTTTCTCTAGCTTTGTATCTTACATTGCCAGTATCGAAGTCGCCTTCCATTTTAGTAGTCAATGGAGCT